CGTAAGCGTCCACACCGGGGAGGGGTACTGCGAGGCCAGGTGGGATTTCTGCCAGTAGGTCAGGTTTCCCAGGTTGTCGATGTAGAGCAGGCCCCCGTCGGACTGGGCGATGTTCGTGACGTTCTGCCCGACTTGCTGCCCGCCGATGTCGGTGGCGGCCTGCACCGCCAGCGGGGCAGGGTCGATGCACCGGCCCGGGTAGGTGACGCCCCCGTAGGACAGGATCCGCTCCAGCCGCTGCGCCGCCGTGTCGCCCAGCGCGGACGCGGACGCGGGGAACGCAGCCCCGGACCCGCCGGACACGTGGCACACCCCGACGGCTGTGGTGCTGGCCCCGAAGGCACCGGTGAGGGCGTCCGCCGAGCCGTTTACCACGGATGCGCTGGTCTCGTTCCCGGCGGTTGCCGCGTTGTAGATGGTGAACTGGGGTGCCAGCCCGGTCCAGGACACGAAGATAGCCGCGCCTGTGTTAATGCTGCTGATGGACTCGCCGGCTACCCAGGTGGTGGCCCTGGCTGCCGGCCCGGAGGTGAACGAGCCCACCGTGGCCACGGCCAGGGCGGAGAACCCGGTGGAGGACAGCGCCCCGCCCGACAGTCCGTAGCTCCCGTTCACCGCCGTGCCGTCCGGGGTGTAGACCAGCCCGGAGCGGTCCTGCGTTGCGGTGAGCGTCACGCCCTGCGGGGCGGGGACCAGCCCGAACGCCGTCGCGGCAGCGCAGTAGTGCGCGAGGACCCGCCACGCGGGCAGGACCGACGGGTAGATCTCGCAGTGGGCGTAGGCGACGTTCCCGCCGTGCTGGTTCGACGTCAGGCTCGACCCGCCGCCGGACCCGAAGTCGGCGTTGACCGCCAGCCACGTCCACGCCGACGTCATGCCCGCGCCGGACCCGGACGCGGTGGCGCCGCCCGTGCTGGCCCCGCCGTCGAGGTACACCGTCCACGCGGACCCGTTAGTGGTGAGCATCACGTGGTGCCACGAGGCGGACCGCAGGTCAGACGCGGAGTAGACGGTGTGCGAGGTCGGGGTGGCGCCGTTGTAGGTGATCAGGTTCAGGTTCCCGGTGGCCCGGTCAAGCTGGAGCAGCGCGACCGGCGCCGAGGCGGTGGCGAGGGTGAGCAGCGTGATCACGGAGTAGGGCTGGCCGGCGATGTCGTAGGTGTTGTTCGACGGGTCTTCCCACCCGGCGGCGGTGCCGAAGAACACGGCGCTGAACCAGATGCCGGCTGACACGCCGCCGGACAGGCCGGGGAAAGACGTGTCGTTGACGGCCAGGAACCAGTCGTTGGTGCCGGTGTTGCCCTGCAGGCTGGCCTGCTGCCAGGCCGCCGCGCCGGGGTTCGCGGTGACTGGGTTCCCGGTGGAGTACGACTGGGGGCTGCTCTGCGGGTCGCCGTACATCCAGCCGGCCTGCTGGCCGGCGGCGTAGACGGCGATGGTCCGGGTCACGTTGCCGGCCTTGACCCCGGTGACGGTCGCGTCGTGGCCGTCGGTGGAGAAGGTGTGGCCCGCCTGGACCCCTCCGGACTGGCCGTAGATGGTGAGCACGTTCGCGTTGCCCGCGGCGGCGTTCAGCAGGGTGGCGGGCTGGACGCCGCCGGCGAGGGGCTGGTCGTCCATCGGCCACCAGGCGTACGGGGAGTCCTGCCGGACTTCCCCCCGGTACGGGCTAGGCCCGGAGGCTGACAGGACGGACCAGATGTCCGTGGCGGTGGCGGGGGCGCGGCGCCGGTACTGGGGATCGACCTGCTGGGGCCACTGCTCGGCGTTCCGCTGTATCACGTACCACCGGTTGGCGGTGACGCCGCCGATGGTGCCGAGCGCGGCCCGGATCCGCAGCGGCACCCCGGTCAGGATCTGCCCCGCGTAAGGGCTGGACGGGTTGTCGCTGCTCAGGGCCCCGTCGAAATTGTCGAGTTCCAGGGTCAGGTCGGTCGCCTGGATGCTGCCGAGCTGGTACTGGATGCCGGTCGTCTCGTTCCAGGACCACAGCCTGCTCGTCAGGTCCGTCCAGGTCAGCGAGTCCGGGGGGGCCTGGAAGCCGCTTCCGAATGCCGCCTCGAACTTCAGGAACGGCCAGTTAGGGTTCTGCGTGGCGGGAATGGGGGAGGGTGCGCTGATCTGGAACTCGATGACCACCCCGGACAGGTCCGCCGCGCTGGAGGCGGTGCCGTTGACGGATATGGATGATGACGTGGACGGCAGGTACGCGGCGGTCAGCACCGCGTCGCACGTGTGGTCGGTGCCGTTGGTGACCGACGTGGTGTGCAGGGCGGTCCATCCGCCCGTCGCGAACGCCTGCCCCGCGGTCGACAGGTCCCCGGTCACCGCGGCGAACGCCGCCACCGTCGCCCCGGGCGCCCCGAGGGCGAGGTTCAGGGTGGCCGCCGCCGCCGAGTAGTTCGTGCTGATGCCCTTCACGGTGTCCCACGGGCCGAGGCCGGACACTTCCAGGATCAGCACGGCGAGCGCGTCGAACGCCCCGCTGGGGGCGATGTAGACGTTCCCGGCGGCGAGGGCCGGGTTGGCGGTGTACCAGATCGCGGTGCGGGTCAGCGCCGGGGCGGCCGACACGGCCCACGCGCTGGCGGTCTCGTTGCCGGGCCGCCAGAACGAGTGGATGTCATCGCCGACACCCACGGTGAACCCGGCCGTGGTGGCGGGCTCGTTCATGGCGACCATGGCGACCAGCCAGTTCCCCGCCGACGGGGTGCCGGTCCCGCCGCCGACGGAGTTCGCCGGCGTGAGCGCGACCACGACCGACTCCAGGGCCGGCGGGGTCGTCCCGAACGACGCCGGCTGGGAGAACGTCGCGTTCCACTGGTTTACGACGGAGACGGTCATGCCGGGACCACCTCCCGGGCGGGAAAGGAGCTGCTAGGCGCCCTTGCCGGACAACTGGAGGCCCGTCTTCTGGTTCCTGCGCGCCTGCTGCAGGAGTTTCGCCTGGATTGCCTCGACGAGCTTCTTGATATCGGCCGGGGTCAGGTTCAGGCCGCCCCTCGCGTTGACCGTGATGGACACGTGGTTCTGGTTCACGGTCGCGGAGTGCAGGTTCGGCGCCAGCGCGCCGCCGTACTGGGCCATCGCCGCCTGCGCGCCGAGCCCCTTCGTCGCGCTGCCCAGCTGCGACCACAGCTGGTTGACGCCCTTGATGCCGCCGTAGTCGTTCAGGATGCTCTGCGCGAGCGCGTCGCCCTGCACCGGCCCGGCCGCGACCAGCTGGGCGATGATCGCCTTGTTCAGGTGCCCCTTGCGGAGCTTCGCGATATCCCCGGTGAAACTGGTCACCGACCCCAGGTAGGACTGCATCTGCTCGAACACGGTGCCGCCCCCCGTGCCCGGGGTGACGTTCATCGACCCGAAGATCCCGGCGTTCCCGAAGCCCTGGCCCTGCATCGCCGCGGACGCGACGTTCTTCGCGAGCGCGATCTCCTTGCCGATCTGGGTGATGAGGGCGTCGGCGATCTTCTTCGCCCCGGCGGCGTTCAGCGCCCTGATGATCCCGTCGATGAGGGTGAACGCGAACTCGCCGGCCTTACCCTGGATGCTCGCCAGGCCGGGGAAGCCCGGTATGTGCGGGACGATCCCCCCGGCGGCGAAATGCGTCGAGGCCCCCTGCGGCATCCCGCCGAACCCGGGTACCCGGTGGGCGGCCAGGACCGGCGCGATCAGCGACACCAGGCTCCGCGGGACGACGACCTCGCCCGGCTCGAGCATCGCCGGCACGATGTCGCCGAACCCGCTGCCGGGGACCAGGCCGCCGGTCTGCGCGTGGATCCGCATCCCCGCCGGGCCGCCGGCCATCGTCATCGGGGCGACCCCGCCGGGAGGGGTCAGCGCGCCGATCTGCCGGGAGATCGTGGTGTTGATCGTGGTGATCTGGATCGTCACGGACTTGCCGTGGACCGAGTTGATGGCCGCCTGGACCGCCGCGACGCCCGCCGCCAGCGCCTGGACGGTGATCGTCTTGCCGTGCAGGCTGTTGATCTGCGCCTGCGCGGCGGCGATGCCGACAGCCTCGGCCTCGATCTTCACCCTCATGGCCTTGCCGACGCCGGCTTGCGCGAGGACCGCATCGAGGCTGGCCTTCAGGGCGGCCCCGCCCTGGACCCCGGCGGCCCGCAGCTGGCCTACCAGGTCGGCGGTGTTGACCTTGACATTGACGCCCTGCTGGATTTTCGACGCGTCCTGGGCGATCTTCGCGACCTGCTGCGCCTGGATCGCGGGCCCGGTCTGGCCGAGAAGCTGCTTCGCCACCGCCGGGAGGTTCGACAGGTGGATCGTCATGGCGGTCATGGCCGCCTGCGCCTGCCGGGCGTTGTCGGCGATCTGCTTCGTTGCGCTCACGGCAGCGGAGTAGTTCTGCGCCTGGGACTTGGACGGGTCGTAGTACCCGGTGATGCCCTGCTGGGCTCCCTGCTGCATCAGCATCGCCAGCGCGGCCGGGGACTGGCGGGCCATCGGGAGGAACTGCCTCAACTCGTACCCGGTGAGCCCGGCCGCCTGCCCCTGGGTCAGGGCGTTCAGCGTCAGGCCGGTCCGCATCTGGTCGTTGAACCCCTGCATCTGCGTGACGATCCCCGGCTGCGAGGCGGACGTGGAAGCGAACGCGTTCCACGCCGCGACTCCCGCAGGGCTGGTGAACGAGGTAAGCGCTTTCGCCATCACCCCGGCGGGGGCTGCGCCATGCGCGGCTGCCAGCGAACCCATGGCGAGCGGCCCGGTCGCCATGATCTGCGTCATCGAGTCCATCGCCTGGTTGACTTTCGCCAGGTTCTGCATGGCACCCGAGGACATGATCTGCTGCCCGGCGACCGCCGCGCCGAACGCCCCCGGGCTCTGCGTCATCGGCCCGATGATCGAGACGTAGCTCGCGAGCTGCGACAGCGCGGTCTTGTTCAGCTTCCCGCCGGGACCGAACGAGTGCGGGATGTCGATCATGGCGTCCTGGGCCATCTGGAACGCGTTCGCCAGGGTCACGCCGTGCATCCCGAGACCCTTCAGCGCGGTCACCAGCTGCGGGCCCGCGCCGACCATTTCTCCCAGCTGCTGGGCGAAACTTCCGGCCGCGTTCGCGTACACGTCCCGGGTGGTCGGCCCGATCGGGCCGAACCGCGCGAACGTCGAAGGGGCCTCGTTGGCGCCCAGCATGTCCGCGCCCGGCCCGCTGGGGACCGACGCGGCGCCCGCGCTGGCGACGGTGATCGCATGGGAGAGCGGGTGAAGCGCCGTGGTGAACCCCGCCCCGCCGATCCCGGCCTGCAGCGCGGCCATCTGCCGCTGAGCAGACGACGGCATCGTCTGGGACAGCATCGCGAGCGCCTGGATGGCCATCCCGATGCCGCCGGTTTCCGGCCCGGTCAGCGCCCCGAGGAAATCCCCGGCCCCCATCATGCCGAGGCCCACATCGCCGAGGGTGCCGCCCAGGCCCCTCGCGGCGAGAGCCTCCCCGCCCCTGCCGAGCAGCCCGCCGATCCCGCCGACCCCGCGCAGCCCAAGCATCCTGCCGATGAGCCCCTGCCCGCCGAGCAGCGCCGGACCCCACCGGGACGCCGCCTCGTAGGTGAAGAACGACTTCAGCAGCGGCCCCGGCAGTTCGCTCGCGGACCGCAGCAGGCCCGTCGCGCCCGTCAGCGAGCCCAGCA